TTCAATAGGTGCTTGAAGTGCAATTACTTCTGTGTCGTTCATTAAAATAATGAGTAAGTTAATGGGCGATGATGAAAGTTCAGGTCGCCACGATACACTAGAAGTTTATATCAGATCTTTCTAACTTATCTTGTATGCTTTGGCGATAGGCTGGGTCATCTTCATAACGTGAGTCACCCATAGCCCTAACGACTTCTGCTTGGCTCTTGAATACATCGCCTTGAGAAGACTTAGGTGGTTTACCAGTAACCATCTTACCATCAAAACCTGACTTATCTTGATACCTATAAGCTAGTGAACGGACAGCAAAGAAAGCAGATAGTGGGTCTCCTCTTTCCATGACTTGATCAAACATCTCAACCTCTTTAGGATTTAGATTTTGATTAGCCCATTGTAACATACTATTATATTCTTTATCTCCTCCCACTATACCTTTCAGTGTTTCTACATCAGCTGGGGTAAAGTCTTGTTGCTTAGGTACATACTTAGTCTGTGCATCTGCCCTCCACTTAAGGAACTGACTAGCTAATTGACCAGTACTAAGCTTGCTTAATTCTGATAAAGTTTCTTCACTAAAATCTTTACCTGATACAGACTCCTCCCATAAAGTATCTAGGATACCTGAAGGAGCTTCTTCAGTTTCTTTCTTTTCTTCTTGTACTTCTTCGGATTCTTGAACCTCAGCTTCGCTAGTTGGTTCATTATCTTCAGTGCCTTTCTCTCCAAGCTTCTTTTGAAGTTCGACATAAGCTTGTTCTAATTCTTGAGCATCTTTATATTTACCAGCAAGTAGTTGTTCTTGCTCCTGCTCCATCTTTTCTCCTACCTCTAGAGAATCCTGCTCTTCAGCATTAAGATTCTCTATAGTAGTAGCTTCAGTTGTGTTTTCAAATGTTAATGTTTCTGCCATTTATCCTGTAGGTGGTGCTTGTTGTGCTGCTTCTGCTTCTAGTTGAGCAGCTAGTGCAGGGTTCTTAGATGGGTCATTCATAGGTTGACTAGCCATCGCTCCCATTTGCTTCTGCTCTTCCATTTGCATTGCTTGTTCTTGAGCCTGTTGTCTTTCCTGTTGTACCTCTTGCATACTCTTAACTAGATTCAATACATCTATACCTTGAGCAGCGGCTAATCTCTTAACTACTTCTTCAGGATTTATGTACTGCTGTATAGCTTCCGGTCCCATTGTCTGTGCAATAGTTTGTAAGAACTGACCAAGAGCTTGTACATCCTGTCCTCTACCTAGTGAATTAATACCAGCTACAATAGTAGGCTTGACTATATCTTTAGGTATACGTGGAATCTCTCCAGTCTTCTGGAGTACATTAAGTTTTCTGTTTAGATAAGGTACTAGGAACTCAACAGTAAGTAATCCAAAGAGACCACCTAGTTGCTGTTCTAGCTCTAGCTGTGTCATCTGAACTTCCTGTGCTGTAGTCCTTTCGCTGTCCCTTACACTTAGTATAAGGAATGCTTCATTTAGTCTTCGCTCTAGCTGACCCATAAGCTCGTAAGCTGTACGGAAATCTGCTGTCTTCCCAACTTGTACAACGCCAATATCATCTGGTCGTCCTTGGACGATTGCTCCGTTACCTGCAGCTGCTAGTGTCTGGGGTTTAGTAGTACTTGAAGGTGATACGGTAAAGACTACTTTAGCAGCTGCTGCAGACCCTTCTACGAGTGCCTGTGACAGTGCTTCAAGTGACTTAAGATCTCCTATAAATTGTCCTACTCTACCACGCCCGTAGGGTTCTCCATCCACTGTATTAAATCTGAGGGGTAGCCATGGTGTAGCGTCTACTGGTGCTTTACTAAATGACTCATCCAATATATTACCATACACTTCTTGATGCCATACGAATCTGTTGTTCTCTCTAGTGACGTGTGTATATACATCACACTCTTCAGCTTCATGTGGCTCTTCTTCTACAACACTCTCTTCTTCATAGTCCTTGGGTAGATACTTCTCTATTAACTTTTTATTGATGCGTTCTCTTGTGACTATTTCAATCACTTGACCGTTACCATCTCGTTCTATAACAAAGCGATTCAACGGATATAATTTCAGATTCTCTTTACCCATAAAGATTAGAGCATTACCACCTACAACTAGGTGCTGCAATGCTTGGTGTATTACTACACGATCATCTGATGCAGCGATAATTTCTAGGATGGTTCGCTCTACTTTTGCAAAGGATAAATCTAATTCTGATCTTATTTCTGGTGTAAACTGTTCTCCTAGTTGTGACTCGTCTAGCTGTAGCTTAAAGAAACTTGTCTGTGGTGGGACAAGACTAAGCGATAGCTTTGAGGCTAAGGCTACTACACCTTTAGCCCCAACGCTTTGCCATGGAGTCTTCAACTGTTTCATACCTTTAGTGTTCTCTTCGTGACCACGTATAAGGTATGGTAGGGTAAGTTTCGATGCGTCTTCCGCTTCGTTTAGAAATTGTGAACGGTCACTAGATAAATAGTCATAGCGTTCTTTTGCTGTCATGATTAAATGTTTAGTGAACTAATTCTTAACCCAGATCTATTAAATACATTACGAGGTGACTTAGATCTTACAAGTCCTCCGGGTTTGGATGAACCTGCTCTACGTACACCTTTAACTTGTTGGTTCATAGTAGTGCCGGGTGATCCGTATGCCTGTGCTGTTCTAGCACGTTCTGCATCTTGGATCTGCATCTCTCTGAACCTTTTATTGGCGGCATAGTATGCCTCTTGTGCTTCATTCTGACCAGCTAGGGTGTCTTTATACTCAGCTATGTCAGCTCTGAAGTCTCCTATTTGACCAGTTACATCTTGTTTAACTTGGCCTAACTGACCCTCTAATCCAGACTTAACGTCTCCTATCTGACTAGTTAATCCTGTCCTAACATCTCCCAGTTGACCAGTGAAGTCAGTTTGTAATTGACCTCTAGCTAGTGCTGATTCCTGTTGAGCTTTAGTAAGATCACCAGTTAAACTAGTCTTAACATCTCCTAGCTGACCAGTTAAGTCAGTCCTGATGTCTCCTATCTGACCAGTGAGATCCTGTTTAACAGTACCTATCTTCTGATCTATAGGACTATCATACCTGCCTCTCTGCTGTTCCCATTGCTGATTGAACTCAGACATTACTCTAGCATGTTCATCTGTGATAGCTTGTTGCTCTTCTGGTGTTTCTCTTCCAGTGAATGTAGGACTTTGTATCTGTTCCCAACCTGAACCTTCTGCTGGACGTTCTGCGGCATTACCAGACTGATATACTTCACCAGTAGAAGGGTTACGCCAGTAACTCATTACTGTAGCACCCATACCACCACCCATACCCATACCCATAGTAGGAGCAGCTCCTTTACTATCAGTTGGTTGGTTAACAAAGTCATGTCCTGTTTGCCATGAACCATCAGGTAATTGTACCATACCACCTGCACCCATACCCATCTCAGGTTCTGTGGTAGGTTCCTGTCTAGTCCAGCCCTCTGGTAACTGTCTACCTGTAAACCTGTCTAGCTGTCCTTGTATACCTTCAACTCCAGAATCTAATTGTTGCTGGAATCCTCCTAGAGATTGCTGTAATCTCTCTCGTTCAGTACGATTATATAATGCTTGCTGCTCTTGGAAATCCATCTGAGCTTGACCATATAGATCTCGTTCAATACCTAGATCTCTTCGTAGTTCATCTAGTTGTGTACCAAACACTCTATCTTGAGCAGCTAACTCTTGATCTCTCTGGTTGTAAGCTGCAGATTGATCCATCTGTAGACGTTCAAACTGTCTAGCTTGCTCAAGTCTAGCACGTTCAGCATCAGTACTAGCCTGTTGTATTAATCTTTGATAATCAGATTGTAAAGCTTGAGATCCTACAGCCCAGTCTGTCTGGTATTGATTACCAAATTCAGATAGCTGTGCTTCTAAATCTCTACGTTGTATAGCATCAGCAATACGTGACTGCTCTTGTGATTGAGCAAAGCTTTGTCTTAATGCTTCAGCTTCTTCGGCACCTTCTAATTGATACTGTTCTAATTGTGAAGCAAAGTCTGCTCTTTCTTGAGCTGATTGCTCTTCCCATGCAGTACGTTGTTCTTGATTTTGAACACCGTAGATATTTCTAATAGATTCTACTTGACTTTGATACTCTTCTCTTTCAGTAGCTAATTGAGTCTCAATCTGTCTTTGTTGTTGAGAGTATTGCTGTCCCCAATCAGCTTGCTGTTGGTTCCAAGCTGCTCTTTCTGAGTCCCATCCAGCTTGCTGAGCAGCTACTGTATTAGCCCAGCCCTCTTGAGCTAGACGTAACTGTTCATTAAATTGATCTGCCTGTCCAGTTAACCTTAAGTCTAGTCCAGTTGTTGCAGCATCTAGTCCAGCTGTTGCAGCTTGTAATCCTTGAAGACCAAAATTAAATGCAGCAGATTGATCATCAAACCTAGTTTCTAATCCTCCTACTTGACCAGTTAATGCTTGCTGTTGCTGCTCAAGTAATCTTCTTTGCCAGTCTGCGTCTACTAATGACTGACCTTGTTCTTGTCCTAGTCCTTCTAGGAAACGTAACCGTTCTACATAATCTTCTTCTCTACCTTCAGCATCACCAGTCCAATCTCTTATCCATGCATCATCATACGGGTTCTCATAGTGATGACTAGTACTGCCTCCTCCACCTGACATGTTTACCTCCTAAAGTTGTTTACTTACTACGGAATAGCTATGATTCCAGTTTAATTTTTTAGCTAAGCCTTTCCTAGCCCAAGCTTCCATTAAAGTACAGCCATTAAGTCTAGCAAAGTTTTCTATCTTATCGAATAGTTTCATCCATTCTTCGTAATGATACCCAGACTTGGTTGACCAAGTTACTATTCTGAATGCTTTCTTGCGTGGATATGTTATGAACTCACCAATCAAAGCACTATGAATATCATTATCTTCAAAGCCTATCCATAGTATCAGTTTCTTCTGTAATAATAGTTCTAGTACATCAGAAGAAACTAATTCACCATGATTATGTTTCAAAGCTTTAGTTATCAAGGGTTCGACCTTCCCCCATAGCTTTGTAACATCTGATGGAGGTACTAAATATGCCTCCACTTATTCATCTAATCTATTTTTATACCATTCAACAACAGAGCGTTGCCCTGCTTTAAACATAATAGATGCTAACTCTTCTTTAGGATGAGTATTTATACCTAGAGGCTGGAATATCCAATTAATCGTGGCCTTCCTAAGTTTGTCCAAAGAATTACTAGGGCGTAAATCCATAGCAGAACAGACGAGACTGTTACAAGCCACGTGTATTTGTTCATCTCTGGAAATATCAGCTGATACCGTTCTAAGGCCAGCATCACCACAAAACCTAAAGAAAGGTAAAATAACAAAGAATATAGCACGTTCAGCTACCAATGCTTTTAATATAGTGTGGTCAGGATGGGCTTCCCAAGCATCACGTAGCTTGAGAGCCTCATACTCTGACTGTGAATCAACCCCAATAGCATTCGTAATGAATCCAAGGGCTTGATCATGTTTGATTTCATCTTTAACATTAGACTCTAGCAGTAATCGTGCAGAGTCGGGAACATCTTTCTCAAGTGCTTCTGTAATGAACTCGCCAACTGGTAGCTCCATATGCCGTATTGCAAGAGCACGGTAGATGGCTTCTTCAGCTCCCTCTTTAAGCTTACCAGCTGTGGTCTGCACTGGGGTCCAAGTTCTTTTTCTATTGTATAGTTTAACATAAGGGTTTTTCATTCTTGACAATCGCATGTAATAGGGTTTTCATTTAAAATACCCTGCAAGTAATCATCCACGTCATCTTTGTCTAAAGCTGCATATGCATCGCTTTTATCTTGTACGTCTCCCATTACCTGAAGGCTGTAATATAAGGAGGTTTGAGGTGAATCTAACCACTCTTCCACGAATTGCTCATCGTATTCTACAACATCACTCCAAGAGTTGAAGCTGTAGCCA